GGTCAATTGTCGCTAACCCTGCTTCAATCATCTGCCCGTCAGGACCCTTTGCCAGTGTTCCAGGTGTTAAAGTCTCTATCAAGGGCTTCGTAGATTTAATTATCTTTTTGTAAATTTTACACGCTCCTGAAAAAGCTTCTTTCCCAAGCGATTCCCCACTATCAGCACATTCACCAAATAGCTTTTTAATATTATCTATATGTTCAGTCTCCGTCTCACTCAGAGTACCAACATACTCTTTATCCTCATCGCGACATATATATTCCATTACCGCAGGTAATTTTGTGGACCCAATGTCCCCCATTGTGCTGGATTGAACTCTCTCTCCTTGCGCGGGAGAATGAACCTTAGGCTCCCTAGAAATAGCAAAAGCAGTTGCATTTTCACCACAATCAGCACCATATCCTTGCAAAGTTTCATTATCTATCTCTCTGATAAGGTTGTCATCAATATACTTATCTAAGTATGTATCGGGACCCGTGAACCCATCGTCATCCTCTGATGGATACTTCCCGCACTCTTTCCTTAGAAAATCTGTTTGCTCATCATTCATTAACCCTTTAGCATACTCTCTAAGTTTTATCCTTTTTTCCTCTCCTACGCCTTCCTCTTTAACATCTCCCTCCACACAATAAATATCTAACAAGTCCTGTTTAGCCCCCAACACATTAGATGCCCCTAGTTGGCCCTGTCCCGCCCCTATTGTAAAATCAGGGGGCATACCCGTAGGCGCAATGCCTTCGGCAAAGTGTCTATTACCTATAATAACAGCGAGAATGGCTTTTAATCTATCAGCATTTACTGGATTACCGTTATCATCTGTTTTTATCTTCCCGTCATCACCAATACCCGCAGCCTTTTTAAGAAATGCTTCAGCATCTTCGGGCTTTGCTCCTTCGGCCACCAAACGCTCCATTAAAAAGTTATAAATTGCAACGGCCTGTATTTCCCCTTCTTGTGTAAGGATAGCAGAATCCATAGCTAAATAGCCAACAGCAAGAGACCTAAGAAGGGCATCAGCAGACCATAGCCCCGATTCCCAGTCTTCCAAAACCCCGTCACCAAATTCATCAAGACAACCCCAATCCTCCTTCTCCGCCGCACCCTCTATACAATCATCAAGTCTACGAGAATAAGTATCTAAATTTTCTACTGCTGTTCCTCGACGATCCTCTCCTGCCATGGTATAAACTGGACCCTCTTCATCAATAGATATTTCAGGTATCGCGATGGACTCACTCCCAATACCTCTTTCCGCCCTATCCGAGTCTATAGTTGTTCTAATTGCCAGTAAATGATCTCTCATCTTAGTTTGTATTAGAGATTCTGAGGCGGTACATGCACCTATTGCGGTGCCTCCGAATCTAATACATCCGTACTGATCAACGGAAATATCATATTTTTGTATTAGGTTGTTGATATCATGTGTATAGTCTCCATTAGCAGCCTTTTCTGGGTGATTTTGGATATCCATCCCTAATTTTAGGAACTCTGTAACTCCTTCCAGAGTCACAACTATGGTTCGCTCATCTATATCAGTAACTTCTGCCGTTAGCTCTGCCAGATCTCTCATTTTTTCAAGCTCTGTGTCTATATCCTGTTCTGATATTTTTCGATGCGCGCTATCAGCAGTTGCAAGTGCCCGTTGATTATCATCTTCCAAAGCCTTAGATAGTACTACCGCTGCACGCTCTGCGGCGGCAGGTCCAGGAGCCTCCAACACCTCTTGACCCCCTTCACCTTCACCACCTTCACCACCTTCACCACCTTCATCCTCCGTATTGCTGGTGGGCTTAGACTTCTTAGCTTCCGATGGAAACATTAGTCTCCAATACTTTTTGGCAAATCCCGATTGTCCTCTTTTTCCATACTTATCAACAACACCAGCCCACTGCACTTGACCCGTACTTCCCTTTTCATTATCGGTAGCCATAATGGAGCCCGTGTCAGACTTATATAACTTTATGTTTCCCTCAGGCCATGTGGCGGGTGCTTCGAACTTCGCCTCCCCAGCAGTACTTATAACTGCTCGGATCTTATCCTCTTCGGACATACCCTCTGCCTCTTCCTCACGCAAAGAGAGTTTAAACCTTCTCTGCCTAAGTAACTTATAATTATCTAATAAAGCGTAATAATAGTCCATGATATTCTTATTATAGAAAAAGCCCAGCCCAGAATAATCCAGGCTGGGCAGATACTATCTTTTTATTTTTCTCACCTATGTTTAACTATTTAGAACTCGAATCGCCGTGATCCATGAAGTCGTAACGGAATTCCACCTCAATAGTATGGAACTCATTAGTCCCATAATTAAATTCAGCAGTCTTCCATGATTTGGGGTATACCCCATACACAGTAGTCTCATACTTAGGCTTACCCTTAGGGTCCAAGTGTATAATAGTAGCCTTCGGTGCCTTAAAGTTACCTGCGGTCTGCATTGTACCATTCATAGGATCATAAATGGACGTATACCAATTCCAAAGAGTTTCTGATATTTTATTTTGATACTGATTATCGAAGGTCACTGTCAGAGCCTCAGGACTGGACTTTCCAGGATAGAAGACCTTATCATTAACCCTGTGTACTTCAATATCCTCAGAAGCAAATCCTATCTGCGTTACTTGCTTTGCAGCCAAGGTCAGGAATTTGGACTCTACCCCTGCGACAGTAGTAGGTATCTCGAAATGAATCTCGAATTGATAAGCTCTTACTGAATCAAGACCTTGAGAAATCAGAGGAAGTGTAACCCCATTCATTCCTCTTTTACTATCAACTATTCTTTCTGTTGTCATTTTTATTTACTCCTATAAACTTCCTAGTTGTGCTGATTGATTAGTTAGATTCAACTCGAAAACTACCATTTCTGCGGTCTTGGTTGGCTTAATTAAAACCTTAGTCCACATTTCGTTTCTGTCAACTCTAACAGGTGTATTAGTAGTCTCATCACAAACTACTCTGAACTCTGTAATGCCTCTTCTTCGAGAGATATCATCTAACATTGGGTTTAGAATACCCTCTACTCTTTCCCAAGTAAATTTATCATTAGGCTCAAATACTAATCTTTGAGTAGAGGCAAGAATCTGCTTCTTAATATAAATCATCATTCTACGAACATTGATTCTATCAAGTGCAGTGGGTTGTCTCTGCGTAGTACGTTGTCCGAAGATAGCGATACCATTCTGGGGGAAGTTAACGATGGGATTCAGGCAGTTACCACCTGAGTACATTGAGTCTCTATCCCCTTGGTTGAGGACAACTTCCACATCCGTAGGCTTGGTCAAGCGTCCACGAACAAAGCCAGCAGGTGCAAACCACGGGTCTGCCACAGCATCTGTAACACCTATCTGACGGGCTCCATAGATCTCAGGGGCAAGCCAACGGTCCTTCTTGTCAAAGACTTGGAAGACCTTAACCCAAGGCCAGTACAGCGAAGCGTAAGAGCTATTAATAGCTGCTGTCCTTGTTGTAGCAAAACCATTACTCCAGTCAATAGCATCTCCTGGTTTGCCCACCGCAAATGGTGGGGACAAGAGTGCAAGGAAATCTGTAGTTCTTTCTGCGACGGTAACTAGTCCATTCTGGATAGTTTGGTTGTCTCCTACTCCAGGACCTGGAGCTATAGCAATGGATATATTAAGAACTGGGTCGTCCAACGCTTCCATTCCTGTCTTACCGCCGTCCGCTTTAACTTCTCCAATAACAGCAGTTGCTGTCAAAGCAGGAGTGGCTGGGACTCCGTTATTTCCCCCTGCAAGATTATAAGTACCTTGAACAAGTTTAACAAATCTTGGGTTTACAGTACCAGTGAAGGTACCATCGGTTCCTGTAATAGTTCCACCTACTAAGCTTGCAAGAGGCTTCTCATAGGAAGTTAATGATGTTACTGATACGGTATCATCATACTGACCAGTCGCAAAGTTTGCGGTTATATAGTCTGATGTTCTGGCATCATAGCTATTACCAATATCTGTCTCTAAGAATGAAGATGATAACATTCCTGATTTAAAGTTTTCAGCGACAACACCCAAGTTATTAACCTGTTCAATAGCGTTATCAGCCCCGTTAACATCAACCTCAAAGGATACTCCACTAGTAGTTCCGTCTGCCTTGGTCC